CATCGCCTGGGCCAGGGTGCGGATGTGCGGCGTGGCCTCGAGCCCGAACTGCATGTAGCGCGGCCCGTACTGCGCCACGCTCACCGGGTCCTCCTCGTAATAGCTGACGCGCTGGCCGATGGCGTTCACGTACCAGACGCGCACCTGGTTCCGAACGTCGTCCCTCGAGCGCTTGAACCGGGGCAGCTCGATGTACTCGCCCGGGCCGAAGGTGGCATCCGGGTCCACCTTGTCACGCGCCGGCTGGAAGAGATCCAGGCCCAGCACATCGAGCGGGTCGTACCGATACCGCACCACCTGGCCGAACTGCATGGCCAGATCCTCGAGGCCCTCCAGCACGTGCTTCTGCTGCTGCTTGTAAGCCGGCTTCACGCCGAAGGGCGACACCAGCGCATCGTACCGGAGGAGCGGCGGCGTGGGCTGGTCCGCGTAGACCCCCGCCGGCCAGTCCGCATCGATCATCTGCTGCATCACGGTGTACGCGGGCACGCCGGCGGTGCTCCCGTACACGCGCTCCGCCTGCATGCCCAGATCCAGGAGCCGGCTCCCGATGTCGCGGAAGTTCACCACCAGGGTGGGCTGCCGGCGGCCGTACTCCACTTCATCCACCTCGCCCAGGAGCATCTCGCGCCACTCCACGCCGGTGGGCAGCAGGCCGGGCTCCGTCACGGCAGAGCTGAGCCGGAGCAGCCGGCCCTCGAGGATGCCCGGGCCGCCGCTGTTGGCCGGGCTCCCGCTCATGCTGGGCGCAATGGAGACGCCCGTGCCGGACTGCTCGCGGAGGAGCGTCAGGGTGCCGCTCATCACCGGCTGGTCCTGGTGCGCGCCCCAGCGGATCTCTTTCACCCAGTTGGAGCCGAACGCATTGCCGTAGTCCACGAAGGCCCCGGAGGCGTCCGTGATCTCCGCGCGCACGTGCTGCACCAGGCGGCCCGCGCGCAGCAGCGCGGCCTCTGCGAGGGAATGGGTGCGCATCGGTTACGGCCCCGGCGGCGGCGGGGGCGCTGGCTCGAGCGTCTCGAGCAGCACGAAGGTGGCCGCGTAGCGGACATCCGTGGGCGTGTCGTACTCGTTCGGCGTCTCCTCGAGCATGGCCAGCACCTCCACCGCCGCCCCCGTCTGATCGATGGCCCACCCGTCTGCCTGGTGCGGCTGCATGTCCTCGAGCAGCGGCCGGTACAGGTCCCACTCCGCCCAGAGCATGGACGGCGTGGTGAACCGCCAGCTGCGCGCCTGCTCGCCGGCGAGCGCGTTGGAGTACACCGCGTTATCCCAGGTGCGGCCGATCTCGCCCCCCAGCTCCAGCGGCAGCTCGCCGCCCTGGGGCGCGCGCACCGGGATCTCGACGCCATCGAGCCGGAGGTAGAAGGTGGGCACCGGCATGGGGGGCCTCTCTAGGCCTCCACCAGGCTGCCGGGCAGCGTGATCGTTGCCGGCAGCGTCATCGTGGGGCGGAACCCATCTTCGCCCCGGTCGCAGTTCATGCCCATGATGCTCAGCACCTCGAACTTGAGCCGGCCCAGATCCGGCAGCGCCACGGCCACCAGCGGGCTCACCGTGAACAGGCTGATGGCCCCGCCGTCGAATTGTACCGCCGTCGTGGTCCACGCATAGGGGCCGGAGAGCACCACGCCGGCGCTATCGGTTACGCTCAGCTTCATGCCCAGGCGCATCCGCCACCAGGTGCCCCACGGGTTGATGCCGATGCCGCCGGCGTCGAGCCGGCCCGGCCCGGAGAGCACCTGCGGCCCGGCCAGCGGGTTCGAGTAAAACGTGCCGATGACGGTCGTGACGCTGGGGCACTGCGCCGGCGGGCAGGCGCAGGGCTCCGCATCGCCCCCGGTGACGTTGCCGCCGCCGGGCGGCGTGGGGCCGATGTACGCGAGCCGCGCGGCCGGCAGATCACTGGCCACGTTGACGAGCTTCAGCACGGACTCCACGCCCCCGATGAGGCTCGTGGCGGCGCTCCGCTCGAGCAGCTGGAAGCTCGCCACGAACCGCGCCGTGGTGTCGCCGTCCGGCTCGTTCGGGATCTCGCCCGGGATGACGAGGCAGGGCACCGTGGTGAGGCCCCTGGTGATGGCGTAGCCGCCGGCGTTCACGAGGCCGATGGAGACGAGCACCGGCCGGATCACGGCCCACTCCGCGCCGGTGAGCGGCCCGGTGGTGAACTGCCAGACCCGCGTGCGCCACAGCGGCTCCTCCGTCGAGCGCAGCCGGCCGTTGTACATGCGGAGCGTTTCCCCGTAGCGTGACGGCAGGAGGCCGCCGCCCGCCTTGCACGGGATCACCACGCCGTTCAGCGTCAGGTACTCCGCCACGGGCTCGCGCGCCTCCTACAGCTCGCCCACGCGCTGCGTGGTGCCGAAGGTGGCCATGCTGCGCCGGCGGTACTCCTCATCGATCTCGTCCACCACGTCCGCGCCGCTCGCCGGGTTCACGATGGTGAGGCTCTGCACCGTCATGCCCACGGGCACGCCCGGGCGCGCCTCCGTCACCAGGGGCGGCTGCGCGGCCACGGGGGCCGGGAGCGCCTGGCGCGCCATCTCTGGCGTGAGCACGAGCTGCGGCGGCTGGGCCGGCTGCTGCGGGAAGTTGGGCAGCGCCGGCTGGAGCGGCGCGGTGCCCAGGGGCTGCGCCGGGAGCAGCTCCGCCAGGCGCTGCTGCATGCGGAAGATGGTGGGCACGAAGAGCATGGCGGAGGCCGCGCGCTCCGCCGCATCGCCCAGCTTGTCCACGCTGCCGGCGGCGTCCGTGTAGCTCTTCTCAGAGTCCACGCCCACGCCCCGGATCTGCTCCCGGGCCGTCGCCATGTCGTTGGCCATCGCCTTCATCTCGTCCGCCGCGTAGAGCATGCCCCGGCCGAAGTCCTGGATGCCCTGGGCGAACCGGATGGCCCCCTTTGCGGAGACGAAGGGCAGCGCATCGATGGCGCGCGCGAGGGCCTCCACGATCTTCCCGAACCCGATGATGATATTCCCCACCGCGCGCAGCACGATGTTCGCCGCGATCCCGAAGGCCTGGCCGATGTACGTGGCCGCGATCCCCAGCAGCTTGAAGATGGGAAAGAGCGGCTCGAGGATGGCCCCCAGCGCGCGGAAGAGCGGGGCCAGCGCGGTGAGGATAGGCCCGATCACCTGCATGAGGGCATCAAAGAGCGGCAGCAGGCTCTCCAGGGCCGGCGCGAGGGCCTGGAACACGGGCACGAGCGCGCGCTGGACAATCTGGCCCAGGGCCGCGAAGATCGGCCGCAGCGGCTCCATGACGGGCTTGATGGCCCCCGCGATCTCGTTGAGCACGCCCCCGAAGAAGTAGATGGGATTCACGAGCTGCCGGAGCGAGTCCGACAACGGCAGGAGCTGCTGCCGTACGGAGTCCGCCGCCGCGCCCAGGCCGTTGCGGAACAGCTCGAGGCCCTGCTGCGTGCGGATGGCCCAGGTGCTCACCTCCGGGAGCGCCTGCGCCGGCGTGGCCATCCCCTGGCCCTGGGCCGGCAGATCCCGCTCCGTGATCCAGGGCCGGCCGATGGGCGTGATGGGCTCCGGCATCCGCTCGCGCAGCCGGCGCATCTCCTCGAGCTGCGCGCGGTCCGGCGTCACGCCCACGAGGCCCCGGAGATCCGTGCCCTGGGCAATCGTGATCTGCCGCATGGCGCGCGCGGCGGCCTCCGCCACCGCTGGGATCTTCAGCAGCTGGTCCCGCATGTTCAGGAGCTTCGCCGTGGCGGCGTCGAACGTGCCCCCCGTGGCGTCCAGGTTGGCCTGGATGCGGGAGAAGGTGCGCACGGCCTGGGCGTCGATGTCCCGCACGTCCTGGCCGAACTTGACGCCCACCGCGTGGAGATCCGCGAGGCTCGAGACGGTGCCGGCCAGCTCCTGCATGGCCTGTAGCTCGTCCTTCCGCTGCGCTCGAGCGGCGGCGGCGGCGGCCTTCGCCAGGCCCAGCGAGTTGTTCATATTCGCCGCGAGCGCAGCGGCCGCCGCATCGTTGGCGGCAAAGATCCGCGCCTGCTCCGCGCGCTGCTGGGTGTGCGTCTCCGCCAGGGTGTTCCACGCGGTGGTGAGCCCGCGCAGGTTGGCCCGCGTCTCGTCCAGCTCCCGGTTCACCTCCGCCAGCTGGCCCACGGCCGGGTTCACGCGCTGGCCGATGGCCGGGGCCACCATCTGGCCCACCGTGGGCGTGGCGATGTCCCCAGGCTTCACGAGCTGCCGGAGCCGCGCCTGCTCCTGGAGCAGGGCGAACTCTCGCGCGGTCTGGGCCTGCGTCTGCTGCCGCAGCTGCGCCTCCCCAAGCCCCCGGTAGCTCGCCGCCAGCTCCTCGTTCGACTGGCGCGCGCGGTTGTTCCACGAGATCCAGCCGATGGTGGCCGCCACGGCCGCGCCGATAGCGACGATCCACCCGGCCGGCCCGGCCAGGATGGCCACCGCGCCCGCCATGATCGGTCCCAGGGTCGCCCAGGCGGTGATCATCGTGCCTACGGCCGTGATAAGGTTCCCCATCACGAGCAGCACCGGCCCGATGGCCGCCGCCACGAGGCCGAACTTGATGGCCATGTCGAGCGTCTGCGGGGAGAGCGTGGAGACGACGGCCAGCACCCGGGAGAGGCTCTGGAGCATCGGCACCACCACCGGCAGGAGCTGCTGCCCCAGCGCGGCGGCCGCCTCCGTGGCGTCACGCCGGAGGAACCGGAAGGAGTTGCTGGCAGAGTCCACGGTGCGCGCCGCATCGCCCTGGGCGAGCGTGGTGCTCCGCATGATCTCGTTGAAGATGAGCTGCGTTTTCGTCGCCCGATCCAGCACCTGCACGTTGTCGCCCAGGCCGGCGTTGTGGGCCAGCACCTTCAGCCGGGCCTCACTGATGTCCACGCCGAACCGGCGGACGCTCTCCGCCTCGCCCACGAGGCCACTGAAGAGACGATCCAGCGTCTCCTTCTGCGCGGAGTTGTTCAGGCTCACGATATCGCCGCCCAGCTTCACCAGGGCCACGCTCATCTGCGCCGCTCGAGAGGGCACGAGGCCCATCGGCACGAGGAGCTGCTGGAAGTTGGCCGCCTGCTCCTGGAGCTGCGCGGTGGTGAGCGGAATGGTGCGGTGCAGCTCCGCCAGCTCCTTGTTCACGCCCTCCGCCATGCGGCCGTAGATGACCTGGAACTTGTTGGCGCTCTCCTCCGCGTCACTGGCGGCCTTGATGCTCGCGCCCCCGATGGCCAGGAGCGGGAGCGTCACGTTTGTCATCATCGAGCGGCCGGCGCTCGAGAGCGAGCGCCCCAGGCTCTCCATGCTCCCGCCCAGCGCGCGCAGCTCGCGCTCCACCTGCTCGCGCGCGGCCCGGCCGGCCTCCATGCCGGCGTCCTTCAGCTCCGCCACCAGCTGGTTGTGCACATCGGCCGGCAGCATCGAGTGCCGGCGGAGATCCGCGATGCCGTTGAGCACCTCGCGGTTGAACTCCACGGCGGCCGCCTCGCCCGCTCGCGCGAACCCGTTGCGATCCAGCGCGCCCCGGGCGAGCTGCTCGCGCGCGCTCGCCATCTGCGTGTCGTACTGGCGCGTGAAGGCCGCCACCATGCCCTGCGCGGCGTCCCGCCCCTGCGCGGCCGCGCGCGCGGAGTCCACCAGGGGCCGCGCGGCAATCGCCGCCCGCATCTCCGCGCCGAAGGTCGCGGAGTCCCTGGCGGCCTGCTGGAACATCCGCCGGAGCCCGGAGGCATCGCCGGCCAGCTCTACCAACATCCGGGCAATGGTGGCCACGCGCTCCTCCGGGCGTCCAACGGTGGGCTAACGGTCCCTCTCTCTCACCTGCCTTACGACGGGTTGAACGTCTGCCCGTCGCCTTCGGTCTGCCGGCGCGCATCCTCGCGCGCCTTCGCCGTCCGTCGTTCGTGCTCCTGGTATTCCCAGCTGTAGTACGCCATGCACTCCACCAGCATGGCGCTCGAGCCCAGCCGGCGCGCTACTTCGTCGGCTGGACAGCCCCATCGTTCCCCGAGCCACCAGCAGAAGCGTCTGATGGGCCGGGCGGCAAGTTTCCCTCCAGCTCCTTGAGATCCTCCTTGCTGAATCGGCTCTGCCGCGTGGCGCTCTCGTACACGCGATCCGTGGCGGCCGCGCTCTTCGCGCCCAGCCAGTGGATCTCCTTGTTGCTGAAGATCCGGCGGCCCGTGCGCGGGTCGATGATGGCGTAGGCACAGAAGAGCTGCCGCATCATCCGGCCGTTCCACTTCTGGGTGCCGTCCTTCTGGATCTCGATAAGCTCCGCCTCGAGCTGCGAGCGCTCCGCTGCGGTGAGGCCGCGCACGCGCACGTAGCCCACCGGCTGGCCAGGCTTACTCCACTCCGGCACCGGGATATCCTCGTACGTGATATCCTCCGCCGCCATGATCTCGTCCTTGCTGAAGAAATGCGCCCCTGCCGGCGCGCGCTTCAGCTCCTGCACCGCCGTGGCCGGCCCGCCCGCCTGGTCCTCCGCATCGGGATCGATGCGCATGCGCTCCTCCCCCTGGGGCCGTTGCGCCGCCGTTGGCGCGGCTGCCGGTGGAGCTGCTGGGGCGATGCTGCGCGGGGCCACTGTGTTCTCTGTGCTCATCGTCGCCGGTACCTCGTGAGGCTGAAGGCCTCGAGAGGCCGGGCTGGCGTCAGTGCCAGCGCCGGCGCGCTCGAGGTGCAGGGGCACACCATCCTAACCGCCGTGGTGATCTCGCCGCGAAGCTCGCCCTGCCGTGCGGGTGCTGCGAGGTGCTGCTAGAAGATCGGTCCCGTGCCCACGGCCTGCGGCTCCTCCGCGTCCGCCAGCTCCCAGCCGCCGGTCTGGAAGTCGGTGGGCTCCGGCGTGGCTCCGGCGGTCTGCCGGCCCACGTAGAACTCCTGCATGATGCCGTTCGTGCCGTCCGGCAGGATGCGGAGGTTCACCGTGTTGTCCGTGTCCATCGCCTCGCGGATGAGCTGCTGGCCCGGGTCCAGGAGGTTGATGAAGCCGGAGATGGCGCTGGTGTACTCGCGGCCGCCCCGGAGCAGGTACGCGCGCACCTTCATGAAAACGCGCTGCCTGGTGGTGGACCGGGTGGTGTTCCGGTCAAACCGATTCATGTCGTTCACGGGCACCCACACCGGGGTGGCCGGCACCGTGTCCTCTACCTCGATAACCAGGGCATCGCCCGTGATCGTCGTCATGCTGTACCCCCTATGTGGGAAACGCTGGTGATGGTCCTAGTGTACGCTGCTGGTGCTGGTGCTGCTATGGTGCTGCTGCGCCCTGCCTGCCCGGCCGCCCCGCCTACCCCTACCGCTTCGCCTTCCCGCCCCGCGCCTGCTGCTGCGCGTTCGCGTCCTTCGCCTGCTGCTCGCGGAGCTGCGCCACGCGCTCGCGCTCCTCCGCTGCGGCCGCGAGATCTCGCCGGCGGCCCTCGCTCTCCACGCGGAACGCGCTGGCCGGCGCGCGGCGCTGCGCCTCGAGCTGCTCCTGCGTGGCCGGGCTGGGGCCGGCCTGCGTTGGATCGAAGCCGCCGGCGGAGCGCTCCTGGATACGCGCCCGCGCGCTCGCGCCGCCGCCGGCGTTGCCGCCCGCGCTCCCCGTGACGGTGGCCGGCCCGCCGGCGCTCACCGGCGCGCCTGCCGTGACTCCCCCGAAGCCGCCCGCGCCGCTCGTCCCGCCGGCCGCGCCGCCTGCTCCGCTACTCCCCGCGCTCGTTCCCATCGGTGCCTCCTGAAAGGTCTGAAGTGGATGGTGGTGGTGCTGGTGGTGGTGCTGCTGCCGGAGCTGCGGCCCCGCGCATGAAGGTGGCCCCGCTCCCGCGCTGCTGCGCGCGCAGCTCCGTCTCGAGCTGCTCGAGCAGGCTGCCCTTCCGCTCCGTCGTGAGCAGCGCGCCGGGTGGCCCCTGCGGCGCTGGCGCGCCCCCTCGAGCGGCTCGAGCACGCAGCTCGAGCGAGGCGAGCACCAGGAGGCTCTGCACCTGGCCCTGCATGCCCGCCAGCTGGTGCTGAAGGGCCGTGAGGCCCAGCACGAAGGCATCCAGCTCCTGCGGCTCCTGGGAGCCGCGCGGCGGCCCGTTCTCGTCCTGTGTCATGCTCCCACCTTCGTGATGGCGTCATAGCGCACGATGCCGTGCCAGGGGCCGTCCGGGTCCTTCAGGATGGAGATGAGCGCGCCGCTGCCGGCCAGGTACAGGTGGCCCGCCACCGGCACGGGGCTCGAGAGGAGCTGCGCGAGCTGCGCCCACAGCTCGAGGCTCACCGCCTTCCCCGTGTCGTCGCCCGCCACCGGCGCGTGCCAGGTGTGGAGCGTGTACGAGATCCGGGAGCCCGGCCCCATGAAGGTGCGCGCCCAGCCCTCGCCGGGCACGCCGATGGTGAGCCACCGGCCCACGAGATCCGGCGGCACCGTGCCCTCGTCAAAGATCCGCCCCGCCGGCTTCACCACCTGGCCCGTGGGCCGGAGGTGGAGCAGCGTGCGCAATGGGACGTTCGCCCGGAGGGTCGTCACCAGGCCGCCCTGGAGCGGCAGCGCCGCGCTCGTGTTCTGCATCATCGGCATCAGCTCACACTCCCCGCCGCTCGATGGCCAGGCGGATGAGCGCCGCCACATCGGCCAGATAGATGGGCACCACGTAGTTGTACGCCGGCTCGAGCGAAGGCTGTGCCGCCATGAATCTGGTGCCGTACTCCACGAAAAACGGGTAGAAAGCCAGGCCGGCGTTGAAGAAGTCCCCCGCGTCCCAGCCCACCTCCCAGACGAGCCCCGTGGGAGACATCCAGACGCGCACGTGGTCCCGCATGAAGCCCGTATCTACCGCACAGGTGGCCTGCACCACCTGCCGGATGAGATCCGCCGCGCTCGTGCTGGCGAGCTGGAAGGCCACCTGGATCTCCGCATCCAACGCGAAGAAGTTGGCCGCCAGCGCGCTCTCGTTGCGCACGCTCAGCTCGAGCTGGATACCGTCCATGCTCAGGCCTCACTGCTCTGGCCCGCCTGCACGGTGGTGGAGCAGTACCAGGTGGGGAACGGGTCCAGCGTCTGCGGCCCGTCGCGGCCCAGCACGTAGAGGTGCATGGCCCACGCGGCCGCGTCCCCGCGCTCCGTGGCCTCGCCGGAGCGCACCACGAACCGATCCCCCTGGCGCACCAGGGTGGCGTCCAGCTCGCGGTGGTCCAGACTCACCAGGTACTCCGCGAGCCGGCGCGGGGAGCTGCTCGCGCCGCCCTCCGTCGCCCGGCCGGCCTGGCTCACGCGGCAGCGCAGCTCCGTGAGATCGGCGCTCACCGGCAGGAAGTCCTCGATGGAGCCCCCCGTGGGCGTGTCCACGCGCGCGGCGCGCTCCACGGTGCAGTAGTCCGGGAGCAGCTCCCGGTTCACCTGGGCCGCTACCGCGAGCGTGATAGGGTTGGCCACGAGCTGCGCGCTCCTCCCGTTACCAGCTGAAGGTGGCCGGCACGCTCGAGGAGGCCTGCACGCTCGCCTCCTCCGACACCACCACCGGCGTCAGTGCCTCCGCCAGGATGTCGCGCCAGTGGCTGGCGCGCTCCTCGAGCAGCTCCAGCTGCTTCGTGCTGTAGCTGTGCGATTCCTTGTCCGCCAGAGCGGACGTGGTGGGGCTGCCGATGATGCGATCCAGCGCGCCCTCGTACCAGCGGAGCGAGGCGAAGGCCCGCGCCACCAGATCCTGCTTCGTTGGATCTACCACCCCCGCGTCCGTGGCGGCCTGGTACCCCAGCAGCAGCCACTCCTCGAGCATCTGCTGGATGGCCGGCCCTGACAGGTGCGGATACAGGGCCGGCACCAGCGTGCCGCGCGGGGCCAGCAGATCCGTGGCGGAGATCGTCACGGATCTGTCCCCCTCGTCCTACTCGTCCTCGCTGTCGCCGTGCGCGTTCATGCTCGCGCGCACGCCGGCCTGCGTGGTGTCCTCCTGGCTCGCCTGCTCCGTGAACCCGTGATCCCGCTCGAGGCCACGGCGCACCTTCAGATCCTCCGCCGGGTTGCCGGAGGTGGCGAAGGTGGGCTGGGAGCGAATCACGTCCGCGATGCTCTTGGGCACGCGCACGTTCTTCCCCGGGCCGTAGCGCCGGGTGCCGCCGCCGGGGAGCCGCTCGCTCACCTCGCGGTGCATGTCGATGTTCTCCCACTGCTCCCCGCTCGCGGCCTCGCGGGCGTCCTGCTCCGCGCGCTTCGCCAGCTCCTTCGCGGCCTGCGCGTCCTGCTCCCGCTGGCTCTGGCGGATCTCGCCGGCCGTGGCGCGCTCCTCCTGCGTGCGGCGCTCCGCGTCCTGCCGGTCGCTCTCCGCCTGGGCGGCCTGGCGCTGCTGCTGCTCGAGGAGCTGCGCGCTGGCGGCGCTCGAGGCGGCAGCCTGGGAGAGCGCGGCGCTCGAGGCCCCGCCCTGGGGCTGGCTCTGGGGCTGGCTCCCGGCGCTCGAGGCGCTCGAGGTGCCGCCCTGGCTGCCCTGGCCCACGCCGCTCGAGCCGGCGGAGCTGCGTGGCGTGCGGTTGCTGGTGGAGCTGCTGTTGCTGCGGTTGCGTGCGGCCATCGTCGTATCCTCGCTGCGGGTGATGGTGTGGTGGTGCTGGCTCCTGTCGCCGTCCAGCGGCGTGCCGGTTCCTGTTTCTGCTGCGGAATCTAGAGCTGCGAGAAGGCCTCTCGAGCTACCTACTGACTGACGTGGGGCGTGGGGCTGGCGAAGGCCACACGACACAGACCGGGCCACGCCAGCCAGTAGGCAGTGCTCGAGCTGGTGGTGCTGGTACTACGGGGCCATCTCCGTGGTGCCGATCACGAGCAGATCCGGCTGCTCGATGACGGGGAGCTGGTTGCTCGCCGCGCGGCCCGCGAGGCTCCAGGGCGCGTTCTGGGGCACGAAGATCTCGCCCCAGCGGCCCGGACGCCCACCGCTCTCCGTCGTGGGAGCAATGTGCGTGTAGCCGATGCGGTTCGGGTTCACCAGGGCCGGGTTGTTCTGGCTGCCCAGCCCGGGGCGGTAGCCCCGCTCCCCGTTGTTCCCGATGCCGATGAGCTTCCCGCGCGGCAGGAAGGGCATCACGAGCGTGGCGGCCGGGTTGGCCGGGTTGATCACCTCGCCCTCGAGGCCGTAGCCCACCAGGGTCACGATGTCCGCCTGGTCCACGGAGAACTGGCCGGTGGCGCTCACCACCTTGCGGAACGTCACCGCGCCGCCGCTCTCGCCCACCACCACCAGGTTGTGCGCCGGGTTGTAGCGGATGGCGTCGATGGTGTCCGGGTGCGCGAGGATGACGCGCACGCCGGTGCTGCGGAGCTTCCGGCGGATGCTGGTGATATCCGCGAAGAACTGGGAGCCCGGCAGGTGGTACGCGGTGCCGCCGGCGATGGTGCGCGGCGTGAGCACGTTCCCAGCGGGCACGTCGTACGACACGACGAGGCCCTTGCTGTTGAACTGCCAGTTGAGCGCCCCGTACGCGAGCGCCTGGCCCCGGAGGTACTCGCTCACATCCATCTGCGGCTGGAGGATGATGAGGTTGTAGAAGTTGAGCGCCTCCTGTACGGCCACCTGCGTGGTGTCGAGCGCGCCGCCGTTGTTCGACACGAGCGTGGCCACCATCTGCTGGATGGTGCGCAGCGCCTTCTCCGGCAGGTGCGTCTCGTTGGCGATCTTCGCCGTGTTCTCGAGGAACTTGCTGATGCTGATGTGCCCCGTGGGCGGATACGGAGAGTCCATACCCACCAGGCCGGCCATCGTGGCCCGGATCGTCATGCCGCCGGCGTCCACCTGGTAGCTGCTGCGCAGCTCCTCCGGGAGGATGTCCGCGAGCAGATACGCGGCCGCTGGGCGCGCGGCGTTGGCGATACGGAAGGCCGCATCACGCCCCAGCGTGGCCAGCGCCGCCGCAAAATTGAGATTCATAGGTGCCGTGTCCTCGTGCTGCTGTCGTGAGGTGATGCAGCTGGGCCGTACTGGAGCCGCGCTGCGTGGACGCTAGTGGAGCAAGCTGCTCGAGCGGCTAGTGTCGAGGTGACACACCTGCCGCGCGTCTGCTACAGGCGGTTGTCCTGGTACTGCTCGAACTTGAACGTGCAGCCGGCGGTGGCCAGCTCCGTCTTGACGGCAGCGGCCAGCACCTTCGGCGGGCCACCCGTGGCGAGCGGCAGGAGGTTCTCGTACAGCACGCCTCCCTTGATCGTCCCATAACCGCTCTTCGCGTCCTCCGGCGCGCCTTCCACCGCGTCCGTCAGGAGGATCTCCGTGGCCGGGTTCGTGGTGACGATCCGGGGGCTGATCTTGCCCGCGCCCAGGAGCGTGCCCACCTCCGTGCCGGCCGGCACGCGCTTCTTCCCCGTGGTGGCGTCGATGTAGCTGGCGTTCACGTTCGCCCAGTCCATCTGCTGGCCGCTCGTGCGCTCCAGGCTGGACTGGTCCACCACGAAGCCAGGCGTGGCGAGATTATCGAGGGTGGTACGTGGCATCTGCGTGCACCTCTGTGCTGGTGGTGGAGCTGATGATGGAGCTGGTGGATATGCGAAAGGGCGGACGCAGCCAGCGCGGGTACGTTGTCGGCAGGGCGGCCATACGGCCGGTGCCCCTGCTCCCTCTGTGACTCGCGTGGTGCGCCCGCCCTGCCGCCCTGCGGTGGTACGGGTCGCGTGCAGTTGTGCCGGGCCGATGCTTCGAGAGCGCCGGCCCGTTAGCCGCTCGTTACTTCTGTGCCCCCTGGGCTGGCGCGGCGGGCCGGAGCGGGTTGCCCCCGGCAGCCGCCGCGTGGTTGGCCGCAATCATCGCCGCTACCGGGTCCAGCGCTCCACCAGCTGCGCCAGCTCCTGCGGGAATCTGCTGCCCCTCGTACACGACTACCCCGGCATGCGCGCCCTGCGCGCCGCCAGCGGGTGCCGCTGCTCCGTTGCCACCTGCCGCTCCACCTGCACCGCCAGCCGGAGCGCCCTGCGTCCCGGCCGGGCTGCCGCCAGTGCCAGCGCCGCCGGTGCCCCCCTGGGGCCTGGCCGTCAGGGCTGGAAGGTAGGGCTTCAGGTGCTGCTGCGCGTACTCGTCCAGGCGCTGATACGCCGCGTTCGGCTGATCCTTCGGCCGCACATAGCCCATTTTGACCGTCTTTTCGGTACGGTCCGCCTGCACCACCACCGTGTCCCGCAAGTCGAGCTGAAGGCCTTTGGAGGCCAGCAGATCGGAGAGCACTTCGTGGTTGTAGCCCAGCGGCTGGGCCGCCTGCTGCGCCTGGGTTCCCAGCTGCTCGCGCGCCTGCGCAGTCTCGAGCGTGGAGAGCCGGGTGAGCTTCTCCTGCACATCCTTCGCGGGCAGGTTCAGCCCCTTCCACGCAGTCCAGGCTTCCACATCCGCGCCCACGAGCACCACGGAGCCGGGTGGCGGAGGAGGAGGAGCCAGCCGGCGCTCCTCGCGCATGTCGAACAGTTCCCCCGCGAGCACATCCAGGGCGTTCTGGGCTGTGCCGTAGCGTCGAATGAGCTTTGAGACGTGGGCCGTAGCGAAGTCCTCCCGCGCCTCGTCCTGCTGCCCACCGTTCCGGCCCTGCCCGGCCGCTGGAGCGCCTGCGGCCCCCGCTGCCGGTACGGAGTACGTGCCGGTGCCGGAGCCCTGCCCCGGTGCCGGCGCGCCGCCGTTGCCGCTCTGTGTGCCGGCGGCTCCTTGTCCGCCAGCTGCCGCGTTGTGGTCTGCCATCTCGCCAGTCTCTCCTGCGTGGCCTACTGCTCGAGGGTTACGGTAGCCCTCTCACTACGCCCACGCAAGTCATATGCTGCTGATTGCGCAGGCCGGGCCGCCATTGTGGCGGCTCGCGTCTAACTACGCGGCCTCGTCCAGCTCCAGCTCCTCGCCGTCCGCGCCCACGATGCGCCGGCGCACGGTGCAATGGCAGTGCGAGAGGCAGGTGCGCATCCCGGGCGGCACCATGTCCTCGTCCGGCATCCAGCCGCGCCGCGTGAGCCCCGCGCACTGGTCGCAGTGCTGCGCATCGCCCAGGATGTTGCGCGCCTCGAGCCGGCCCCCCAGCTCGCGCGCCTTCTTCCGCGCGTCACTCTGCGTGAAGGCCTCATGCGTCCCCCGGCCGGCCTCGCCGTACATCATCGCCCGGCGCAGGAACCCGGGCATGCCCAGGCGCTGCCGGCCGTCTGCGATGTCCTGGGCGAACCCGTCCAGGTACTTGAACTGCGTGCGCACGAGCTGGCCCACGCGGCCGTAATCGCCCTGCGTCATCCGGTCCCAGCCCCCGCGCACGGCGGCGGCGCTGTACAGGTGCACATCCTTCACCAGGGTGCGCATGGCCAGCTCCCAGCCCTCGAGCGAGAGCGTGCCGGCGCGGAGCTGGAGCGCGAGATCTCGCGCGTGGAAGCTCGCATTGCGCAGCGTGGTGTCGATGGCCTCGCGCACGGCCGCCCGCGAGACGATGCGGCCACCGGGGCCGCGATAGCGGCGCAGGCGCTCGTCCCAGGTGTAGCCGTTAAGGCTCCGTTGCGTAGGGCTCATCTCTACCTAGTGGGGCTCCGCCGGCTGGTCCCTCATCGGTTCCTGGCGTTGCCCGTTACCGTGCCGTTAGCCGCCACCCTGGCGGCCCTGCTACCGTCAGCCGCCGGCCGCCGCGCGCTCGAGCTGCGCACTGCCCTGCGGGTACGCGGCCTCCCGCTTCTCCTCCGTCACGCCCCGCCAGAACATGCCCGGCGCGTGAATCGCCACGCCCTGGTGCTGCACGCTCGTGGCGCGCTCGAGCTGCCGCCCATACGTGTCGGTGCGGCTCACATCCTCGCTGGCGTACACGAGGTTGATGGTGGTGCCGAACGTGTTAGTCACGAGCGCCAGGTGGTCGTGGCCCACGGAGTCCGTGAAGAGCACCGCGCTGCCGATTGCTGGTCCATCCATGTCTCCCTCCTGCGTCACGGATCTGCCACCAGCGGCTGCTGGCTCCGGGCCTCGCCCTCATAGGCTGGCAGCTCCAGGTTGGGCTTCCACTGCTGCGGCGCATCGGTCCACCAGGCCACGCGGGCATGCGCCACATCGGCGGCCGTGATCTTTGCCGCCTGGTCCAGCTCCGCGCTCGAGGCGCGCCGGCGCGTGAGCTGCCGGCGCGTGCGCGTAGTACCCCTGGCCACCTAACCGCGCCCCGCCGGCACCGGCGGCCTCCTCGAGCCGTTAGCGCCCGGTTGGCCAGGCGCGCCGGGCTGCCGGAAGCTCCCGCCCTCCGGCGGTGGCGGCGGCTCCTGGAAGTGGCTGGCCAGCTCCGTGCGCCGCTCCGCCGGCACCTGGGCCGCGAGGCACGCCCCCTCGAAATCCAGGCCGATGTCCACCCAGGCCTGCACCGCCTCCGCCTCGCGGATGGCCAGCGAGAGCTGCCCCCGCCGGCTGGACTGCACGCGCTGCTCCTCCGCGTCCACATCCTCGATGCCGGCGCGCTCGCGGGCCGTCTCCACGGCCATCACCCCGTTCTCCACCTGGGCGTTGTCCGCCGCGCGGTCCTCCACGCTCACCGGCCCCAGGTCCAGCTGCGGCGTGAACTCCGCCCGCAGCTCGCGCGTCCAGCGGCCCACCTGGCCCGTGAGCAGCTCCACCCAGGCCAGGGGCGTCTCGATGAGCCAGCGGCCGCCGCGCTGGGCGCGCGCGTAGGGCTTCCTGAGCGAGCCCCCGAACTCCGTCCGGGCAGAGTCCCGCGAGCGGCCCGAAGGCTCCGCGCTGCTGTTCATCAGCACGTGCACCTGGTCCGCCACATCGAGCATCCGCGCCCGGAGATCCTGGATGCCGTCGATGGTGGGCTGGAGCGGCGTGGGCGGCCGCCAGCGCACATCCGGCTTGCTCCGCTCGAGTACCCCCGTCTGCTCGTCCTTCCCCATCTCCTGGCCGTTGATCCACTGCACCATCTGCGCGCCGCGCACCATCGCATGCGCGATGAATCGCTTGCCGCTGGGCTGCGTGGCGTCCGGCTCCCAGTGCCCAGGCACCTGGCCGCTCAGCACCACCATCTCGAGGAACCCACCCGTGACGAGGTTGTGCGGGAGCATCGTGAGGGCCAGGTTGAGCGCCCGTTGGAGCTGCCGGAGCTGCTCCGTGATCCAATCCGGATGCCGCGCCTCGAACATCAGCAGCCGGCGGCCCAGGTCGTACTGCGTGGGCGGCGCGTCCACGGTCTGCCCCAGCTGGCGCTGCATGGTGAGCCCGGAGGCCGGATCGACCCAGGTCAGCTCCGCGCGCATCGTCTCGCCCAGGTTGTAGAGGTACACGCTCGCATCCTGGCGCGTCTCCGGGTGCTCGTACACCGTGCCCTCCTCCAGGCGGAGATCCTCGAGGTAGAGCAGCTCGAGCGCCTCCTGGGGCGTGCTCGCGGTGAGGAACCGCACCGCGCGGCCCTGCGCGTCCACGCCCTGACGGTAGAGGCCCGCCGGCGTGAACAGGCGGAGATCCGAGCGCCGGCCCCAGAGCATCGTGGCCATCCAGCGCTGGAACTTCTCGTGTGCGCCCTGCGTGTCCCACCAGGCGGTGAGGAAATCGGTGGCCTCGTCCATCAGCGTCTGCTGCTGCGCGGTGGGCTTCTTGTCCTTCGCCAGCCTACGCGGCACGAGCTTCCACATGGGCTCCCGGCCCACCACCCCGTTCGTGCGCCGGTCGATGATCTCCCGGATGACGTTCTGCGTGGTGAACGCCCGCTGGATCTCCGCCCAGGCCTCGTCCGCGCCACGCTCGCCTATCGCCGGGTGCGGTCCCACCCAGCCGGCGCTCCCCTGCCAGTGCTCGCCGGAGTAAAACAGGCGGTTCAGCACCACATCCTGCGGCACCACCACGATGCTGCGGGCCGTCTCGAGCGTCCACTGCCCGTATGGGAGCGTGGGCCGCGCCGGCTGGATGAGCCCCTGAAGCTGGTACATCGTCTGACTCCTCGAGGTGGAGGTGGCGGAGCTGGTGGAGCTGGTGGCGGTACGGGTGCAGCTGTCCCTGGGGAATGCCCTGGACTACTGGCGAAACGTCGTCATGGCCAGGCGGCCGCACCAGAGCGCCGCCCACGCCGCGCGTGGTGTGCGAGGGCTGGGCCGGCGGCGCGGTCTGGCGGCGGGCCAGCTTGCTGTACGCGCGCGCGCAGGCGTCCACGATGTCATCGTGCTGCCCCCTGGGGAAATCTGCGAACTCTTTGCGCAGCGCCCCGTTCCAGGGGGCTCTGAGCATCTGCACATTACCGCCGGCGGCCGCTGCTGCCAACGGCTGGGCGTTCACCACCTTGTCCCCGGTGGTGGGCTCCGTGAACACGCGGAAGCCCTCGAGCAGGCGGCGGAAATCGGCGGCGGCGTCCTTCCCGCTGCTCCCGGGCTCCTGCTCGCCCCAGGTGACGACGTTGCCCACGCCGTACTCCGCCTCGTCCGCCTCCGCCGTGGCGCGGATGATCTCATTGCGCTGCCCGGCCTCCCACTGGCCGCGCTGGATGTCCAGGATGGTGTACACGCCCCGCGCGTCCCGGCCCAGGAGCGCGCCCACCGTGAAGTCCGCGCCCGGATTCGCGCTGGCGGCCTTATCCCACCATCGCACGTACGTGGCCCCCACGCGGTTGATGCTGGTGGTGAGCTTGAGCCACTCCACGCGGAACACGGTGCCCTCTCGCACGCGCGGCCGCTGCTGGAAGAGCGCCCACCAGTAGAACTCTCCCACGCGCCGGCGCACGCGGCGCAGCTCCTCCGCGTCCATGCGCTCCGGGCAGAGCGCCTCGCCGGGTTGCCGCCAGTCCGGCTCCACGGTGCACGTGGGCGGGAAGGCCGGCCGGCCGTCGCGGTCCGCCTCCGCCTGGATCTCCTCCGGGGAGAGCTTGACGGCCTCAAAGTTCACGATGTGCCAGTGCTCCGGCGCGCCGTTGGCCCCCTCCGCCCACTCCGTCCATTCCTGCTCGAGCAGCCAGCCGGCCAGGTCGTCCTCCGCCCAGCGCTGCATGATGAGCACGATGGCCGGCCGCGCGCCGCCCCGCTCCTGGCGGCTGTAGAAGGTGGACTGCCACCAGTCTTTATGCCGCTCGCGCTTGCGCTCTGAGGCGGCTTCTTCGGCGTTCTTTATCGGGTCATCGATGATGCCCAGGTGATAGCCCTTGCCCAGCTGCGTGCCGTTGATCCCGGCGCTCCACATGCCGCCGCCCCGGCCCGTCTCCCACTGCGTCACGCTCCCGCGCTCGCGCTCCCCGCGCGCGTGGAAGTAGTTGGCCCGGGCCGCGCGGGCGAGCGTGGAGGCGAGCTGCGCGCCGAAGGAGACGAGGCCCACCCAGCGGTGCGCGTGCCGATACAGGTAGTACGCAGGGAACAGCCGAGAGACGGATTCAGACTTCCCGTGGCGCGGCGGCGCGAAGATCATCACGCGCGTTAGCACTCCGTCTGCCACCCGTTGGAGCACGCCGGCCATCACGCTGGCGTAGCGGTACCAGTGGAACCGGCGGGCCGTCACCCGGTCCACGAACTCCGTGAAGGAGAGCGGCCGCTTGAGCTTCCCCTGGGCCACCAGGCGGGCCTCGCGCATCAGCCCGTGGAACCGCTCGCGCTCCGCCGGG